TAAACCACTCGCTGTCTGTTGGACCGCTTTCATTATCTTCATCCTCTGTGCCTCCATCCTCACTACCTGTAGAGCCAAAATAGCGTTTCTCCTGCTCTCGGACTCGCGCAAAAAAAAACCAAAGAAATTCAAAAACTCATCACCTGGAAACCGGTCCTTGAATAGTGCCTCCCTCTTTTCATTGGGATTGAGCACCATACCCCTGTCATCCTTTTGGCAGTATTCCATCCCCTCCTCCACATAGCAGATAGCCAATGCTCTATGTGGCTCCTCAGGCACGCGCTCAATCAACTTCATATCAATCATCTGCCCTGTTGATATCTTGCTGAAATCCTTTTCATAGACGTATGCCTGCCCATCAATCACCACTCTGCCTGTTGGGTCCACCATCTCATGGTCACTAATCATATTCAGTAGCCTGTAGCTCAGCCTGACCACATCATCAACGGCTGCCCTTTTGATTTCATTGACCTTCAATCCGGTGAATACACTCACCACCTGCACATGGAAATCAAGCATACCGCTCAGATTCTGTTGGGCTTCCTGCCACAATGGTGCCATATGTAGCCACTTGGTCACCATCATTGGGCTGCACTCTCTGATATGCCTGGGATATCTTACCTCAATTACATTCATACTCTCATCACTTTGTATACTCCTCTCCTGCTGTATGCCTTCCTGCAATGCCATGCCAATGCCAGGCTTATCACCCCATCATCATGCAAGCCATCAGGTGCGCTGTACTTTACCTGCCTTGTGGCTGGATTGTAAATATAAGTAAATGCCTCCAATTCATCAAGCAGCCAGCGCTCATTATGCACCCTCAGCTCTGCCTGTTCGAATGCCACTGCGAGGTCCTCAATCAATTGGGGCTTGCTCTTGGCTGATGTTACCCATGGCTCCACCATGTTCCTGCATGACTTGGCCAGCATCTCATAGAATACATCTCCCTGGTTATTGACCTCTACCAATGTGAGAGCATTATGCTGCTTGATTTTGGCTGTGACCTGGTCAATGATTTGGCTCCACTCCATGTGCCTCCATCTGTAGACCGCCACCATGTGCCCATCACTGTTGATTATTGACAGCACAGTGTAGTCATCTGCTCGGCCAATGTCCAGCCCGGCATACATTTTGGCTGTGGGCTGCCCTGTGCCAATGCAGGCTGATATGTTGCGGAATAGCCCGGATGCATTATCCACAAACTCAGCCATGTACTCCTGTCTGAATATATGGTCAGGCAGTGACCGCTTGCGCTCCTCAAGATCCTGGCTGTCAATCAGCGGATTGTCATAGCTGGTGAATTGAAAGTATTTATACCTCTCATCATAGTTGTGCTGTAGTGCCAGCCTGTGGAAATGATTCCTGCCCTTAGGTGTTGAAATGAATAGTACCTTTTTGCCACGCACCAACACTGTGGCTGACAGTACTTCATCCCATAGCTCGGACCTGGTGAATGCCATCTCATCAATGATAAGGTAATCGAAGGTGTTACCGCGGATGTTATCCGGTTTCTCACCACTGTAGAATGTGATGGTGCTGCCAAATCCCTTAATCCATAAATCACTCCTGTGGAATTCAAACAGGCCGGATGCCCTGGTGACGCGCTCCATCTCATCAAAGACCTTCTTGCTCTGCTTGTATACAGGTGTGACCCAGGCAATGTTGCACCCCTTATCATTGATTGCCCACCACAGCATTTGATTGATACCAAGCAAGGTCTTGCCAAACTGCCTCCCTATGTTCAGCACATAATACTTGTATGGTCCATTGTTAATGGAATCATGTATCAGCCTTTGATTGGCATGGGGCTTATATCCTTTGACTACCTTCATAACATTACAAAGGGCAGCATGCGCCACCCTTATACCTAACCACTACTGAAATCATATTGTCAACCATGACAAATATACAAAATTATTCGAAATCAAACCGCTCTACATTCTTGGTTTCAACCTGCTGCCTGTCATGCATTCCGAGCTTGTTCTTGGCATAGAATATCCCTTTTCCCTCATTGCCCACAATATCCCTGGCAAGGCTGTCGAATTCATCAGATATACTTTTTATAGTGCGCGATTTGTCACTCTCTTCCCTCAGCCAATCATACCATGTTCGCCTTGCAATCAACTGCATGCCCTCCTGCATTGGTATCCATATCCTCAGAAAATAGTCAATGGTAGGTATGTGCCTATCAGGTACCTGAATTACTTTACCATTACCTGCGACATGTGGCCGTGTGTGATTGATACACTCCTGAATATATTGCCAAGCATATGCCTCCAGCTTATCAATGGTCTCCTGTGATTTCGCCATAACTAAGAATTTAGTTCTTTTAATGTATTATTATTATTATTATTATATATATTAGTTTAATTTAATAGCTCCCTTTATTTTATGTATTGGATTCATTGACTCCGGGTCCTTGATATCGCACATCATCAATCCATGTGTTTTCAATTTGGTAATCAATGGCCTTTTTGAATGACGGCATATCTGTGGCCAGCTTATCCTGTCCAATCCTCTGTTCAGTATTTTAGGGAATAATTTCCAATCCATCCGCTTTAGCACTTCCCTTGAGATGGTCCTGCCTGCACCAATGGGCTCACCTTGTCGAATGGTTTTGTATCCAGGCCAATAGTATTGGGTGCCATTATTCAGGAAATAGCAATCCTCAAAACCAATAAAATCAAAGCCCTCTTTAATCATGGTGGAAATGTATTGGTAGGTATTCCAATCAATCCAATCATCACTGCCTAGAATTATGATAGCATCAAAATCAAGATTCTTGAGCGCATTGACTCCGGCCTGCCACTTCATGCTCAATGGGTCATTCAATGCACGCACATAGTAATTGACTTCAGGATTGTTTTGGCAAAATTCCACGTCCTCATCTGTGCTCGCCACAAAGAGCTTTTGCATCCATGGCATTTGGTCAATGCAGAATGAGACAGTACTATGCCGTCCATGCATAGCAGTGAGCTGTAATATTTTTACGTCATTGTCTTTATCCATACTATTGCCTCATTTAAATTAATGAATTGAGTATTCTCCATCAATATCAACTGCCTGTTTTTTCTTTTCCATAGCTGCCACCATACTGCTCTGCCATATTTTACCCGGTAAATGTGATATATACCTGCCTGCTCCTTTATGATATATTGGCCTAAACGTATCAATGGCTCATATCTCCTCAGGTAATGGCCTAACCAATAGGAATGATTGGCAATAGGATTGATCTACCAGGCACACATACTCATCATTGTGGGCATCAAAAAACAGGTATTTGACACATACCCAATGCTTGCCATCAATAGATGCCTCACACATATCACCAATATCAATGTATTTATGCATTGCCTAACTGCTGAATGTACTCATCTCGCTTCAATGTGCCCTTGATGCCTCGCTCCTTGGCCAATGAACGCAGCTCTTTGTAGCTCATCTCGGTTAATGGCTTGCTCTCTATGATACCTTTGAATGGCACCACCTTGCGGATGGATGGCTGAGCTGGTTTATTTTGCATGTGCGCCACTAGGTCACGCATGGCATTACGCAGGCATGTGCCACAGCTGATGTTTAGCACCTTGCCCTGCACATCTCTGTACCATACAGCAAGCTCATTTTTGGTTATGTTGTTCAGATTGAATGAGCTGGTCCTGCCATAGCGCTCCATCTGTATCCTTAGGTCCTCACTTATTTTCATATATCAAAATTAAATCGCTTAGTAAATAGGCTATAAAACTTATGCCACACAGTTCCCATTCAGTCAACAGGAATATCACCATACATGACCAAAAGGCCAGGCAGGATTGGCAGTTGAATGGCTTAATATCGGGCAGGTTAAAGGTCTGCAATGCTCGGGCTATCCCTATGCTCATAAGAATGATGTATATCATGTTTAACTTGTTTAATTGCTTTGTGTATTATGTTCAGAGATATGCCTGTTTCGGCCATTATCTCCCTGTATGTCATGCCATAAAGGTACATCTTTGTAATCTCACGGCAAAAAATATCCGTTTCATCAGCTGGTGATTGGTCCATGTAGGCATCCAGGAACAGCTTGAGAGCTGATGGTGCCATATCATCCATGTCATCCGGCAACAAATCAGAGAGCTCCACCGTATTGGCAGAGCCCCTGAATGTCTTATTAAAATCTGATTGGTACCAATTCCACTGATTGTATGCGAATCTCACAAAGGTCCTTGGTAGGTCCTCCTCAGGCACGCTGTACTTATCCATGAGGATGTATACATGACTCACCAGGTCCTCATGTAATGGGTGCCCCCTGGTTATGGACTTGGCCAATCGATATGCCTCAGCTCTCCAGAATTTCACCCTTCGAATTTAGCAAGAATTTAAATGCCTTGTTGATAAATGTTTCATGCATATGCTCACCGCGCATGAATCTCCACAGCTGGTGATAGGTCACATCCATATCCAAGGCCATAAATCCAATCTTGTACCTAGGTGTAATCATAGCAATGAGCTGGTCACGCACCCAATCAGTCAATTGGTAATCCTTAGAAAGGGAGATCATTATCTGCCTCGGCTTGGCTTGGTGCTGCTTGAGTATTTTGCTGCTCATTGAATTCTGATATTTGAATGCTCATAAACTTGTTTCCTGCCTGTGATTCCTTTATCCAGGCTGCCAATCGCTTGCGCTCTCCATCAATAGTGATGTTGCCTGTGTAGTCAGGCTGATTGCTACCTTGTACCTTCTTGTCATTGCGGAATAGTGCTCCGCTGTTGTTCTTGTTTTCCATTTATTTGTTTTTGATTATTACTATTATTGAAATTATTATGCTGATTATTGATATTACTATTGTCATTACCGTACTATTGTTTCGCATAGCTATAAGTTAGCAACAATTACATACTGTAACTATCATCCATCATCTTCCTAATTTCAGAAATGCCTTCAATAATCTTTTTGAAAGGTTCATTCAGTGTTTCAGGTTCAAAATGAAATATATGTCCATATTCTTCTATATGATAATAGAAGTCGATTATTTCTTGCATTTCTTCTGGTTTCAATTCTTTAATATCCATAAAAGTAACTGTTGCTAACAGCGTATATGTGAAATACGCAATTAAGATTTGTATTTAATTTTAAAGTATGTGACATACGTACTTCACATATACGCAATACGTTATATGCCATTTTAAACAAACTGACTTTTACAATTATCACAGCTATAAACATTTAACTCTCCACCACCCCAACAATGATGCACCCCAGCTTGTGTTAGTTTGCCTTTCTTGCATTTCGGGCAACTAATTTTAAACCACCTTAATACTGTTTTCATTTCTCTTTAAGTGTTTCGTTGCTATATTTCCACTCAAAGCCATCCAATGTCTTTTTATAAGACCTTGTTATACAATCATTTAATGATTTTGAGTTTAAGTTGTTTTTTTGGGCAGCTTCTAATATTGAATTATAAGAAGATATTAATTTCCCATTATATAATTTTAATACTACTTTATATTGAGTACTACTGTTAATAAGCATTGAGACATCACCAATTTTTTTAAGAGGCGCCCTATTATTGTTCAACTTTCTAAATTGTCTATTGTTAATTTGATTCTGTTTATTATGCAAATAATTAACCAATCCCGTTGGTTTAATGCCAAGTTGATTTTCAAGTTCCCTGTATGTTTCCACATTAAAAACTTCTAATAAATAACCTTCTAAGTCGTACAT